CGTCAGTTGTGCTGGGCGGTCCGGATCGTGCCGTACCACATGAGCGGGCATTGGCTCAGAGGTTACCGTTGGAGTCGCGCAAGACCAGCGAGGTGAGATACTCGGTAACCGTCAGGTCCGTTGCCTCTGCTTGGTCGATTAATAGATTTTTGATGTGTGCCTCAAGCCGGATCGTCAGGGTTGACGGTTGGTTGCCATTCGGTCGGCGAGGAGGTCGTCCTGGTTTTCCCATGAGTAGAAGTATAGCCGATATCCGTATTGACAGGCTAATCCCGTGGGGGTAATATCCGTATATGCTTAACTATGACCGTGAGGTTCCAGACTCACACGACGAATACATTCCCGAGCTTGAAACTTCAGAGCCACCGTTCGTGGCCGAACCGGAGTGGATTGCCGAGGAGCGGCTCGCTGCTTTCGAGTGGACCGTCAAGAACAACTAGGAGCTAGCCCTCTACCTTTCTAGGGTGAAGGGGGTTCTGCGCCGCCAGGGATCATTGTTGCCTGGGTCACGGCGTTAAGGGTAAGCCGAGCGCTCATCCGTGTGGGGTGGCGAATCCGGTCCCAAGAACCCCCGCTCCTGGGTGAACAGCCCCGCTGTGGATAACTGCGCGCGCCTGTGGATAACTGGGGCGGGACTCCTCAGCCTTTGTAAGCACCAGGGAAGGCGTTGACCGGCTTGACTTGAACAAAGTTTGCCGGGTCTTCAAGCCATCCCGTTTTGTCGCGCAGGGTCTTACCGCACTTCATGCACGTTTCGGCCCAGGGATACCAGCGGCGAGACTCTGGGAGGTGCGGACAATCGAGGAGTTCCTTTGCCGCCTGGTCTGCTGCGGACCGAACGAACTCCGCCATCGACACGCCGGTCTTTGTCGCCGCATCCTTCCACCGTTGATGGCTCTCCGGGGAAGTCCGGATCAAGACCTGGTTGGATCCTTCACCTGGGGCTGCCCCAGTACTACGCCGTCGAGTCGGCTTCAGATCAGCCGCTACGGCTTCCATCGCTTCTTCAAGATTGTCTTCACTCATCAGAACACCTCATCTGGGGTAATTACTTCGTCAACGATTATTGCTTCCTCAATGTCGTCGCCAGGTGGCAACGCTGCGGGACTACCGCTGAGGAGAGCGTGGGTGGTTTCGGCTGGGAGTACGCCGGCCATTCCCATAAGTTCAATAAGCCGTCTGGCTTCGGTTTCTGGGTCAAACTCATCAACCGCCGCCGCATGGTCCGACACTTCTGCCAGCACGGCGCGCGCCGGGGTGGTTTCGGTATCACCGACAAAGTTGATGTTTACCGCTTCCATTCCCAGGAGCTTTGCCCGTCGATCCATAATCGACAGTGCTTGCTGTACCGCTTTGAGGTCTGGCTCAACCACAACTTCGGTACCGTCGTCCATTGTAACTTTTCTATGCTGCGTAAGTGGCCACACTGACTGCTGCAAAGAATCGAGCCGTTCAAGCTCCATCCGAAGAACTTCTGGATACGCCATAAGCGCTTCCTGGTTCATTCGAGAAAGTTGCCGTTGAATGGCGAAGTTCACCGCTTTAGTCGAAAGACCGAACCGTCGAGCAATTTCTTGCACCGCCGTTCCGGTTTTCCGCATCTGGAAAATCCGTAGATCCCGTTCTGCCAAGAACTCCCTGGTAAGACCGTCACCGTTGCTCATGTCATTGAACTCCTGAAACTGATGACCTCAAAGGGCATGATCGTTCCCCGCTTCATACGAAGAGGAAAGTTTCGTTCGTCGCGAGGCTCGCGGAAACCTTTCCATTCGTATTCCTTTTCCATCGTTGTTGGATCCCGAGTAATGCCGAAGCCGAATTCGGGCCACCGCATCCAAACCGCTGAATCCGCTGGCCTCATATCTCTGCCGGTGAGAGCATTACCGAGTGGAGCGTGATGCTCCAGCCAGAGAGTGACACCGTAGTTAGCTCTAAGATAGTCGAAGTACGTACAGACTTCGGTGATAAGAGCCGTTGAGGATCTGTTGCCTGGGTCTACATAGGACTTATAGATAGGCCCAAGGACGAGGAGTTGTGCGTCGGTCTTTATGATCTGCCGCTCAAGTAGTTCTCGATCCTTTGGATTCAGGATGTTGATACCGTCGGGCTTCATGTAAAGATCCGCCTCACCAGGACGCTTACCATAGTTGATTTTGAGCGACTCGACAAGTTTCCGAGCTTGCCGTCGAATAATCCGTTCGGGGTTTTCAAGATCAACGAATAATGTTCGAACCGGTGGGATTTCCATGTAAGTGAACGGATGAACACCGGCACCGGCGCAAATTGCAACTTGGCGCGCGAGTGTCGTCTTACCGACACCTTCCGCCGCAACGATGACCACTCGCTCCTGCCGTTCGATCAAACCGTCGATCAACCAGTCGTAAGGGTCCGAGGCCGTTTCGTTAACGAAGTCACCCCAGTTAACCAATCGACCAGTTGCTACAGTCTGCGGGACTTCTTCGGTAATCGAGAGAATCTTCCTGGCTTCCGCCAATCTTTCTTCAAGAGTCCCAGGTGTATCGAGAAGATTTTGAAGATTTGTAAGAACTGGAACAAATGGATCTGGTTCTCGAACTTCATCCTCGACTAAGTCTGCAACACCGCCGCCGTCATTCAGAAGATCCGTTACGTCTTTGTGTGGATCAGGAGCGTGCTTAATCTTTACCGTGCAACCGACATTGACTAATTCGTTTGCAACATAATCAGCGTGAATCCGACCAGGTTCGTCATTATCAGCGATAATCGCAATGCGCGCGCCCTGGAGAGCTGCCGTGTGATTTGGTTTCCATTTTGAACCCTGACCGTTATCAGCTCCTTGCGGGTTGCAAGTTGCGACAAGACCGAGAGCCGTCAGCGAGTCGGCGTCCTTTTCACCTTCAACAATGAACACCGGTCGATCATTCGCTACCGCATCGAGTACCGCTGGCAAGTTGTAAAGCGGCTTTTCAGAAAGGTGCGTCGTTGAATACTTCCAACCGCTACCGTCCTTGACTCTTTGACGGAATTCTTTTTTACCGTCTGGCAAAGCGAACCGTAAGACCTGGAAAACCAGCTCACCGTCACCGTCGTAATAACTGTAGGTATTTGTAAGTTCTCCGTCCACAAACTCGCTTTTCTTTTCCTGGTGCGGATGCAAGTCCCGCACGGTTAATTCAACAGATTCACAAATTTCTTCGAGTGAGCAAGCGCTTCCGCCTCGATGACACTTTGCTAAGACTCGACCGTCGCGACCTTCAACGATGCTGAGTGATGGAGACTTGTCGTCATCTCGACACGGACATTGAGCAACCCAACCGTCACCGGAGCGCCGAACGCTATTCAGGCGATTCAGGAAGTTCTCTACCGTCGGTGAAGCGACCGTCATGACAAAACTTCCGGGGCGTCCTCAGGAAGGGCGTATCTTTGGAGTTCATCACGTTGAAGCACGCTCGACCAAGAGGAAACGAACGCGCGTTTCTCAGGCGTACCAGCCTCTCGCATCGCGATTCCGATGAGTTTGTCAATTTCTTCATCCCCGCTACTGGGAGGATCAACTCCCATTGACACCGCTTCCCACCGTTGAGCCGCTAAGAACCACGCGCGCTCGGCATCAGGAAGATTGGATAAGCCGGTAACTCTGTCAATCGTTACCCGTCGAATTTCACCGACTCGTGGCATCCACCGTATGTTCTCCAAGATCATTCCGTCGACCGTCTTTAAAACTTCAACATATTCAAGATCAGCCAGGTAACGCCACCAGGTTCGATAAAGCGCAACTTTTCCACCGTCAGGGCTTCCCCAGTTCGAGCAAGCAAGATCAACAATCGCCGTAAGTTCAGCCTTCTGCAAGGAACTTCTCCTGATCGGTGAGTTCCGTCGCGTAACTAGCGAACCGTTCAATATGTTCAGCGTCCCTCAGGATGAGTTCTACTGAGTCGTACCGTTTACCGCTTGGGTTATCCCCCATGTGCCACGAGGATTTCGCACAGCCGTCAATGGCAAGACAGCAACCGTCTTCGCCGTACCACTCGACAGCTCGAGCAATGAGCTTGGCGCGCTTTTCTGTAAGAACTGGTCGCAAGCCCCGACCCGAGTCTCTGCACGTGGCAATCCAGTAATCGAAAACTCTTTGAACTTTGAGTTTCGTGAGTTCTTGCTCTGCGGTCATCTTCGCCTTTCTCGGTAGGTAGGTAATGGATCATAAGGTGCTATCGGAGTGATAGCAAGCGCGAATATCGCGGTAAGAGCTAAGTGGTATTCCGTTTACGAGGATTGAGTAGAAGAAACCGTAGAACTAATTCTTGGACTCTTGTCCTCGTATTGGGTTTGTCTACAAACAACAAGAGTCTAAATCTTTAGGTAAGTCCAAGACCCCCCTCCGTTGGTTCCCCCAAAAACACCGTCGATACTTACGACCGTGCGCGTTTAAGAGAACCTAGTGAAAGGAAGCGTTTTACTCTTTGAAGTTTGCCCTTGGCCAGGGGTCACCGTTATGTGTCGGTGGTTGGTCCGCGAAGATAGCAGGTCCTGAGCCAGTCGCGCGCACTTTCAAAGAAAAAATAAATGGCCCCCAGGGAGGCGGATCCCCGGGGGCCGTGAAGGAGCTTCAAGACTGAGCAAGAAAGGCGGAAACTAACTCAGCCGAGCTCCTTCAGAACAAAAGGATACACCGTTAGGTAATCCTTGTCAAATTTTGTGGTGCTGTCTCTCCATGCTGTCACGCCTCGCCTCCCGACGACACTTCCCGCGGCGTTCCGGTACTACAACCAGGGAAAGGAGTTCCCCTCCATCGGTGGAATCCTTATGCTAACGGATAGTCAAACCATCCACGCTCAACCATGATACCGATGGCTGAATAGCCGACGATGTCCATGTACGTGTCGCTGACTGCCTCGTTGGCAGGGTCAATGCCCTTCTCAAGAAGATTCTCAAGTCGAGCGACCTTGTCGTGAGTTCTTACGATGAGTCCGAACTGACCGAACCGGTTGATGTTCTCAGGACCGTAGTCAGTTTGTTTCTTGATGAGTAGTTGCGTTACGTCCGCAGAAGTTACGCCGTACTTATCTTTCAACACCGCTAAAGCAACCGAGCCAAGCACTTGCCAGCTCATAACAATTACGTCGGAATAGTTTTCAGTCTTTGGCTCGGTTTCCACCGTTGCCGCAACCGAACTATGCAACCGTCGCAAAAGTTTCACCGTTGCTTGGTCCGTGCCAAGAGCGACATCGGACTTACCGTCAATAAGATTTACAGCGACTTCCGCCGCTGCGTTCCAGGTCATGAAGCCTCTTTCTCAAAGAGGGCGTCAAGATCGGAGTCGGTCAACTCGTGAGCGTATTCAACGATCTTCTCGTCAACCGTGTCGATTACTTGCTGGAGTGTTGGCTCATCCATAAAGGTGATGATGTCAAACTCCCTGAATGACTCCAATGGTTCGTAAAGCGATCCAATGAAGATATTGATCGTCAGACTTCCGTTGTACCGGAACTCAATGACGCCTTCGTCACTTTCCTTGCGAATGACAATGCTTGTCATTTAAAACCTCTTTCCGTTGTTGGTTGAATTGTTAACCGAAGCATTCATCACAGAAGTCTTCGGGTTCCCAGCATTCACCGCAGAAGTTGCAGCAATAGCAACAAAACGGTCCTGCTGAGCTTACTGTGCCAAGCGTGTTCTCTAGGGCGTTTTCACGCCTTCGAGAGCCACGCCAGGCAAAGAATGCTGCCCAGCCGAGAAAGCCCATCAGCCGATCACCGTAGCGATGATGTGGGCGGTGATGGCGATGATGGCAATCACGGCAGGTAGCAGAGCTGGAAGAATCAGATCACTCTTCATAACAGTCCTCGCAGTAGTGAAAGACCGTGCTGTTGAGTTCAACGAGTTTGAGGTTTGAAGTCGGTAGATCCGATTCGTAACCTTCAATCGGGAAATCCGACCCGCAACCGTCGCACTCAAAGTGTGATTCCAAGTAATCGTCATACTCGGGATCAATGTAGGGTCCGTCGCATTTGCCACAGACGCAGTTGATGGTTTCCATTGTTTCGCCTTTCTTGCAGAGGCACTTCCCCTACAGGTAATAAACGCACGAAGTAGTGCAAAGTGTGCGGTCAGTCAATCCAGGTCACTTGTGGTTGCTGGATTCTCATCACGCCATCACTGACGATCTGTCGCCAATGAGCTCCATCCTCACCGCGCCATTCAAACCACGGTGCGCTCCCATCATCGGATGAAAGAACTGGAGCAAGAGCGGCGATGAAGACATCTTCTGAACCGGTCTTATTGTCGTAACCGAGGAATGAAATCCCACCGTTACCGTCATCCTCAAACTCAAATCCGAGTTGCTCCAAGATTGCTGCAACGTCTCGACAGGTTTCGGGATAGTTCCATTCCATCCACGAGAACCAAATGTCCTCGTGCGGACCTTCAATCTTCTGACGGTTCTCTAAGGTTCCGCAACCACCACGTTTGAGTTCGTTGTGGTTATTCAGCTCACAAAGAATCTTGTAAGCCTCGTCGAGCTTGTCCTTGCGGACGTATGCGTTGTTGCCTTCTAGAGTCACGTAATAACCCATGTTTGCTGCCTTTCTGTTGGGGCCAGGATGGCCGATTTGGTTGTTTGTATTGTACCCGACCACCGTTTAGTGGTCAAGTGCTAAGTAAACGCACGAAGGGGTCCAATGTGTGCTGTCTTGGACCCCTTTCGTGGTCAGTACATGTAGCGAACGATTTCGCGTGAGCGGAAGACGATTTCTTTCAACCGAGGATCGGTGTCCTCCGTCAGTTCAAACCGAGCGAGTTCGGCGACTAGCGCCTCGGCGTCGGATTGGTACTCGTCCTCATCGTCGTCCTCGTGATGCGATTCCCAAGGGCAGCGACCGGCTGGTACCGGAGTCACTGAGGTGGAAATTGAATCGTCCCAAGAACGACCACAGGTTCCGCAGGTGACCGCAGTCCCTATTCGTCTAGCGTCCGCTAGTTCTGCACCCTTGAGCGCAGTCACTTCGTAGGTCATATCGTTGCCTTTCTGTTGATGGCCGGCATTTCCGGCTTCAGTAGGTAAACGCACAAAGACCCCCAATGTGTGCTGTGGATAACTTCAGGAGCTGCGGACCTGGCCCCCGAGCAGCCCCGCTCGGAAAGTTTCGTTAGAGGAGGGCGGGACTGCTAGGCTCAACGCTCATGAATCTGTCTCCACACCAGGCGCGCTTCGAAAGAAATGCAGAACTTGTGAGAAAGCTCGTGGCCAAACGAGGGAACTGCAACATCCCTCTCGCCCTTGTGGTTGACGATGAAGGCGACGAGGTGAAGATCGGACGCTGGGTGGGCTACATGAAGACACAGCACAAGCAGAATCGATTGGACGCTTACAGGATCGCGACGCTTGAGGCCATTCCTGGCTGGAGCTGGGAGGGTAGGCGTTCGGGTCCTGAACCCAAGCAGGCTGAAAGGGACAGCGAAATTCGCAGCCTGAGGCGACAGGGGATCACGCTGGAGGCGATTGCGTACAACTACGGACTCTCCAAGCAGCGAGTTGCACAACTCTGCGATGGAATAAAGCCCTAGCGCGCGCCAAAGCCCACTGAAGGTTGATCTTCAGTGGGCTTTGACTGGTGGCAGCTCGAGGGTTAGGAGGCGGAAACCGCCCCGAGCGGCCTTCTCAACTCGCGCAGGTGGCGGGAACCCACGCGAGGAGAACAAGGGGAAGGACTCTCGCCCCTCCCCCAATCCTCATCGGCGCAACCAAGCATCGGTGCGGGCGATGTGGCCAATCGCGCGTGGTTGAAGTTTTCCACCACGCTTGACCTTGACGAGAGCAGCAACTGCTTCCTCAGCGTCATTGACCATGTGAATCTTCTGTGTTGCGACGATCTTGCCACAATCTTCTGCCAAGTTGTCGTGGAAAGAGTCATGTGAGTCGGTGACCATTCCATCGCAGACCCAAATGATGGGTTCGTTCTTCTTGCGCTTCTTAACTGCAAACTCAAGCGCAGGACCATCAACTCCATTGCCACCTTGACCCGAGTGGATTCGATCGCAGACCTTCCCATCTTGAGCAAGAACCCAAGTATTCGGAACGCCAGTGGAGTTCGGACGATGGCTGTAGCCGATCACGGTGCAACCAGGAGCGGCTTCAAGAATTGACCAAAGGTCTTTCTCGTCCAAATGCATTGAACCGGACTGGTCAATCAAGACCACGCCACCCTTGCCCTTGATCGCACGATCAAAGACGCGACGCTCGGGATCAACCAGCATCCGATTGATTCGGCGCGGGTTCCGACCGACGTTGGTGGCGACACGCTTGCGACCAAGTTGACCACTAACGCGTCGCGTGAGCGGAACTCGGTCAAGCAGTAGGGGAGCAAACTCGCCCCTCTTGCCACGACCTTTACCGGAGCGGACCTTCTCCTTGATTTCTTCGGCATCAATTTCTTTGCCTTCGCCATCTTCGGAGGGTTCGCCAGCATCAAGACCGACTCGCAGGATTTCTGCGATCTGTCGAGTCCAAGTTTCAAACCCACGGGCAATGCCACCCTCGCCAGTCGGCGTGATGTCACCAAGCGAACGAGGATGAATCTTGCGAACGAGCTTGACCATTGCCTTTTCAATTTCACGCAATGCCTTTCCCCATTCGGGATCAATCTTCTTGACGCCTCGCAGGAAGTCGGCGGCTGCCTTCGTTCCTGCCATTGCGCCAATGCTAAGGACGGCACCGTTCCAGTCACCTCGTTGAGCGACTCGCTCACCACTGGTGGATTCACTGCCATCGCGAAGATCGCTGGTATCAAACCCAGCCTTCGAAATGAGAGTGTTCACTCGGAACTCCTCTGCTGCAATGACAGCCTGAGGATCAATGTCATCCATTGATGCGACCGCTGTGCCGATGTCAAACGGTGACACTCGGACGTGCATCAGCTCATGGATTCGAATGATCCGACTCGCTGCATCCTGACCGTAAGGGACTCGGATGCGTTTGTTATCAAGGTCGGCCCACGCCTCGCCGCGCGCTGCCTGGCCCGCCTGAACTTCCCATGTGTCGCTGCCATGCTGTCCGGCACGAGTGACGAACTCCGGCATAGCGACATTCACCTGCTTCACTGCTTTACTCATGTGCGCCTCCTAAGGCTGTAGTTGGTTGGAGTGGGAGGGGCCGAAGCCCCTCCCGATGGATCAGACACCAAGCCGGTCAACCTTGAGTGCATCAAGGATGTCCTGTGAACGCTGACCAAAAATGATCTTCGCAGCGCGCTCTTCACCCAACGATGAGCGAAGGTTGTCGAACGCTTGGAAGGTACGGATTGAGAACCGACGCTCGGGTTCGGCATCAGCAAGACCAGCGGCAGGGCCACGAAGGTCAGGCGAAATGCTGAGCAGTGCGCCAGGGTGCGGAGTGTTGATCCGCAGTGCCACGGGGAACCGATCCTTGAGAGCTTCAGGAAGGTCTTCCATGTTCTCAAGGTTCGTGGTCATGATGACCGAGAACCCTTCAAGAGGCTTGACCTTCTCGCCCGTGGACGGGTGTTCCCACTCGGCAGATTCCACCGAGTCGGTCATGGCAAGGAGTAGGGACAGAACGTCACCGGAGGCCTTGTCAATTTCGTCAATGACGAGTCGACCGCCAACCTGCCCGTTGCCTCTCCATGCCTTGATGGCAGCGCCTTCAAGCCACTGCCAACCGTCGTTGCCCGCAGGCATCCAGCAGCCGGTTACATCGGCAGCCGTCATGTCTTCGGTACAAACTAGACGGAACGAACCAGCGGTGACGTTGCCCTCGTTGAGGCCTGCGTAGGTCTTTCCGGTTCCTGGTGGACCGAAGAGGATGACGCGATCAATTCCCGCTGTAATGACGTCGGAGAAATCACTCCAACACTGAGGTACTTCCGTTACTGAACTCATAAATGCCTCCTAAGGCTGTTTGTGGGGTACTTCCCCGTTGGTAGGTAAACGCACGATTCGAACGAAGTGTGCGGTACTGCTAGCTCAGGCTGAAATAAATTCCCAGCCAGCCTGAGCTAAATCGGTGGACTCGTATGAGTAACCGGAATTTGGATCAATGTTCCGGAGTAGGAACGGCGACCAACGATCATCGCGATCAATTGAAATCACGACGTAGGTTGCTCGCGGATTCGCTACATCCGAGTACTCAACAATTGAACCGATGCTGACCAGGTCAGCGACCTTGTACGGACTAGAAACAATCATGTTGCTCTCCTTACTGGTTGGGAGGTACTTCCTCCTCGGTTAATAAACGCACGAAGTGGCCCGAAGTGTGCGGTGGGAGTCGAACCCCCACCGCACTGAGTCAGGCGACGTCTTCGGTGTCCACTGCGTTGAAGGTCACCTTGACGTAAGGCGACCCAGCAGCGACGGTCGTGCTGACCGACTGAACAACGGTGGGATCAATCAGACCCTTGAGAACCGCCTCATTGAGAAGCGACTCATCCACCTTGCGGGTGGTAACAGTGATCTGCTCCCACACGTCAGCCGAAATGAGCTTGGCGAGTGCCTTCTCATCACGCTTGACCTTGTTCCCCTCAGGGACGACCACGGTCACGCGGTCACCATTCGGGAGGACGTGGGTCTTGACGTCGTTAGCGACGAAGACCTCAATTGCAGCCACGTCGGCGTTCTCCTTGTTGCGCTGGGCAACCAGGACGGCGTCCTTGGCCTGTACTGCGCCCTGTGCCGCGAGTGCGACAAGGGTTCCTGCTTCCACTGTTACTGACATAACTGCCTTTCTGTTGATGGGGTATCTCCCCGTTGATAGATAAACGCACGAAGTGCTTCGAAATGTGCGCTCCGTGACAGGAAACATTCTGACAGGAGGGTGTGACAGTGGTTGCCACACCCTCCCTAGATCAGAACGGGCCGATTTCCTCCACAAAGAGGTGGCCCGGACCGTTGCCTTCCTCATCCTGAGAAACGACAATGTCTACGGTCTTACCGTTAGAGAGCTTGATACGGAGAACCGGCCAAACCTCGGGCCAATCGAATTCGTCCCCGTCTTCGCCTTCTACGGGCGCTCCCCAGCCGATGATGGTGCCACCGACTAGTGGCTTCAAGTAACTCTCTACGTACTTCTTCTGACTCTCTATGCGAGATTCCTTCTTGGTTGCTTCCATGATGGCCTCCTAGCCGTCTTGCGGGGGAATTTCCCTCGCTATGTATGTAACGCACGAAACGGTCCGAAATGTGCAGTCGGTGTTCTGTGGCTTGTGGCACAGTATGACACACCGGTGCGACATCAGCAAGTTTCGCTCAAGTGGTAAACGCACGATGTGGGTCAATGTGTGCTGTGGATAACCCTGGGGATTTCCTGTGGATAACTACTAAGTGGTAGCCCTGTGGAAAAACCTGGGGATAAGCTCGGTCGAGCTGGAAGCCCCGCCGGATTTATGCGTGGCGGGACTATCAAGAGGGGGCCACCTTTCGGCAGCTCCCCATGGATCAGCGATTGATGTCGCACCAATAAACGGTGTCGTTGTCAATCTTTCGAACTTGGCTGACCCAATGGCCAGGGCGTTCGCACCACTTGTCAGCGAGGCGCTTAGCCTCTTCAAGCGCCCTTGCTCCGGTGCA